GGACAGGTATAGAAATAAACTTGTTTACGATGCTAATACAGGAGAGATACGTGATGATAAGAAATTTATGTCTATGTTGGAAGACTTCTGGTTACCTAGAAGGGACGGCGGAACAGGGACACAGATTGATACATTGCCAGCAGGTCAAAACCTAGGGCAAATAGAAGACGTAGAATATTTTCAACGTAAATTGTATCAAGCACTGAATGTTCCAGTATCACGTTTAGAACAACAGGCTGGACTTAACTTTGGTAGGGCAGCAGAGATTAACAGAGATGAAATGAAGTTTACTAAATTCATCATCAAGTTAAGAAGAAAGTTTAGTGTTATGTTAAACGATCTTTTGAAGACTCAGCTCTTACTAAAAGGTGTTCTAACTGAAGAAGACTTTGATGCAATAAAAGATGACATCGAATATGAGTTTGCTACAGACGCCTACTACACAGAATCTAAAGAACAAGAGATCCTAAGAAGTAGAGTAGAAGTATTAAACGGATTAGCTGCTTATATAGGAACATTTTTTAGTAAGCGTTATATACAAAAGAACGTATTAATGCTTTCAGATGAAGATATTGAGACTATCGAAACAGAATTGTTAAGTGAACCTCAGTATCAAAGACAATATCAATGGAGTCCATTGAGTGCAGTTCAAGCAGAACAACCTCAAGGACCCGAAGGAGAACCAGGCGAAGGAGTTCCAGAACCTGGTCCAGATAATGGAGCATAAATAGTATGGTAGAAAATGAAAACAATGAAGTTGAAGTAGAGGTTCACGAACCAACTACTAACGACATGTTGGACAATATGATGGCTGGTAAGGCATCAGAAGTTCAAGATAATTTTAACAGTCTAATGCACAACAGGGCAACCGAGGCTTTAGACGACAGGAAGGTAGAGCTTGCTAAGGATATCTTTAGACAGTCTATAGAAGGAACCGATGGTTCTGATTATGAGGAATTTGACAAAATGGGTCTTGTTCCAAATGAACAAATCATTGGTGATAAACTAGAAGACAATTTAGTTGATATAGATATGCAAACAGGACTACCAACAGATAAAGAGGAAACAAATGAAAACACTTAAAGAATTTAGAGAAAGACATGGTATTTCTTTACAAGAGAAACCAGTTGACGGTGTAGCTAAGGGTTCATTAGACGGCGATTCCCACATGTGCGCAAGTAAAATCTTCCACAAAGAATGGCAAGAAGGAACACCTATTATTGGCGAACACGCTGAACCAGTAAATGGGGAAGTCGCTTGGTATAAAGTTATGTTTGAACACGGTATCGAAACAGTTGATGTGAATGATCCTAATGTGGAAGTTCTTGAAGAAGGACCACATGGCAATCATAAAAAATCAATGAAAAAAGGATATTAATTTTTTAAACAAAGGAACCAATAATGGCAGTCACAGTAAATACATTAAAGCTAACCCAAGTCCAGGGTGTAGTTAGTGTTAGGGGGACTGCAGCGACGGGAACAATAGCTCTAGCGACAACGCTAAAGAAGTCGTCCGAAACGCAAAGCTCCCCGACAGCAAATATAAAGAAACTACATTGGACACTATCTAGCGGCGCTAGCGCTAAGGTGCAACGTAACTCCGTTGTTCTATATGAACTAATGGAAAGTGGCACACTAGATATGTATGGCTTTGCAGACAATTCAGAAAACACATCAGACATAGAGGTCGTTATCGCGGGGGGAGCCGGGGGAACGGTTATTGTAGAATGTGCTAAAGTATCTGGATACGGAAGTCAACAACATCAAAACGCACCACTTGACACAGATGATAGTGGCGATATATACGACGGAGGAAGTTTAGGATAATGAGACTAATAAAAGAATTTAACGAAAGTATTTCATACTTAACGGAAGAGAGTAAAGATCCTAAAAAACCTAACGTGTTTATTGAAGGTGTGTTTTTACAATCAGATTTAAAGAACAAAAACGGCAGAATCTATCCCAAAGAAATCATGCAACGAGAAGTGCAACGATATGTAGATGAGAACGTAAAAACTAAAAGAGCTTATGGAGAGTTAGGTCACCCTGAAGGTCCAACAGTTAATTTAGATAGAGTTTCTCATATGATTACAGATCTTAGGGAAGATGGCAATAATTGGATTGGTAAAGCCAAGATAATGGATACGCCAATGGGCCGTATTGTAAAAGAACTCATTAGCGAGGGTGCTCAACTTGGAGTAAGTTCAAGAGGACTGGGCAGTCTTAAAGAGAGAAACGGCATAAATGAAGTCCAAGATGACTTTATGCTTGCCACGGCAGCAGATATTGTTGCTGATCCTAGTGCTCCAGACGCTTTTGTAAGCGGCATAATGGAGGGCAAAGAATGGGTTTTTGTTAATGGGAGATGGACAGAACAAGATATAGAGGAAGCAAAAAGCACTATTTCTAGGGCCACAATAGCGGATTTAGAAGAAGAAAAGATGCAAGTTTTCTCAAATTTTATCAATAAACTGTCCAAAATTTAAATAAATATAAATATATTAGATTAATACTATTATATTAATATATAATCCGACTTTTAAAAAAAGGAGAAAGACATGGGAGTAGAATCCAAAATCAGAGAACTGCTTGAAGGTAAGTTACAAGACGATACCGTAGCAGTTATAGACGAGCAGATGGCAGGAGACCAGCAACCACCTATGCAAGGTAGTAGCTCAAAAGCCAATTTGCCTGTTTCCTCTGGAGACGCTCACCGTCCTTTAGATAAGAAGAACAATGGTGATGCAAGCCACCCATTACAAGGCAGTTCAAATCCTAATCCTGAGATGCAGGACCTAAGCGGTTCAAGCAACCCAGAAGGTGGATTAACTAGCCCAGTAGGACAAGCAGCATCTAACAAAGCTTCTAAAGCACCTGGACTAGAAGGTTCAGGAGCAGGTCAAGCACCTAACTACAGCGGACAGGAAGATCCTCGTTCAGTCGTAAACCAAGCTAGCAACGCTGGTAACGTTTATAAAGAAGAGGATGAAGTCGAAGTATCAGACGAAGTAGAAGAACTAGACTCTGATATGGAAGTAGTAGACGACATCGAAGAATTAGATTCAGATGTTGAGGTTGAAGAAGAAGAAGAGGTCGTTGCAGAAGACACGGAATCTGAAGAAGAATATTCTGAAGAAGACATGGCAGAAGCAGAAACTCTTTTTGAGGCAGACATTGCTAACTTATTCGAGGATGAGGAACATCTCTCAGAAGAATTTAAGACTAAAGCAGCTTCACTATTTGAAGCAGCAGTAGTTGCCCGTGTAAACCAACAAGTAGAACTCATTGAGAACGAACTTGTTGAGGAAGCGGAAGAAGCTTTTAACGAAGCTAAAGAAAAACTCGTGGAAAACATCGACAAGTATCTATCATACGTGACAGAGCAGTGGATGGTTGAAAATGAGATTGCCGTTGAGAACGGATTAAAGAATGAAATCAATGAGAGCTTTATTAAAGATCTTAGGGAAACATTCCAAAATCATTACATCGAAGTTCCTGAAGAGAAATACGATGTATTAGCATCTCAACAAACAGAGATTGATGAGTTAAAATCCAAACTAGATGAAGAGATTAACAAATCTATTTCGATCAGCGAAGAAAGGGAACAACTACAAAAGGATCAGGTATTCCGTTCCGTGGTTGACGATCTAGCTGACACTGAAGTTGAAAAGTTTGCAAGTTTAGTTGAAGGTATTACATACGATTCAGCAGACGTGTATGCTCAGAAACTAAATGTTATCAAGGAAAATTATTTTCCTAAAGCTAAAACTGATGACTCAGATAGGCTAGAAGATAGCGTTGATCAGGGAGCATTATCAGAGAATACTGTGATGGACAGATATGCGAGAGCTGTAAGTCAATCCGCTAAATTTGGCGGTGTATCAACAGAATTTGATAAGGCACAAAATTAATTTTTTATAAATAATTAGGTTATAGAAAAACATAACAAAACGTTAAAAACAAGGAGAAACTGATGTATCTTTCAGAAGAACTACAGAAAAAGTGGAGCCCAGTTTTGGATCATAAAGATCTTAACGAGATCAAAGATCCTTACAAGCGTGCGGTAACCACGGTTGTTCTTGAAAACCAGGAAAAAGCTCTCCGTGAGGAGAAGGAAGCCCTTTTCGAGGCAACTCATGCTAACCAAACAGGTTCAAGTATTGATAACTACGATCCGATTCTTATATCGTTAGTTAGACGTGCTTTGCCTAATTTGATGGCATACGACGTTTGTGGTGTTCAGCCAATGTCAGGACCAACAGGTCTTATCTTCGCAATGAAGTCTCACTTTACCAGCCAGACTGGAACAGAGGCCTTATTTAACGAAGCAGATACAGACTTTTCTGGTGGTGGCACACACGCTGGATCTA